TCTAACGGTTTTAACATTCTCTCTCCAAATGGGGAGCTAAATCTAAATTTCTTATTAGTCTTAAAATCACCTAATGTAAATTCGCCTCCCTTATGCTCATAGATTAAATCAGCTGTACCGGATATTTTGAAAGCTTCATCATAAACTAAATTTTCACTTAGTATTTCACTAAATTTATCAATATGTCTTTCAACAGCCTTATCATAAGATTTAAATAACCAACCATAATTATCTGCTGTTTCTCCATACTTAATGTACTCTTCTAAAAGTTCGTGTATAGCCGTACCTCGTTCGCATGCTTTATTTTTCTCTTTCTCCCAAAGCTCTAGGACCATTTCTTTAGGTACACCTTCTCTTTCAGCAACTCTAGTAGAATGTTTATCTTTATCGAACGGTTTTTTAAATCTGCTTAATAGAGTTGTTACAGAAATAAACTTTTCTCCTGTATCCTTATGAGTATACGTATGAGACTCAGGATCAAAAACAATTTTCACTATAATATTTTACATGATAAAATGAGAAAGTCAAATAAATAAATGTATGGGCGTAAAGATTTCAGACCTACCAGCAGCAACTCACCTATCGGGTTTTGAAACCCAACCTTTTGTACAATGTGGCCAGACAAGGCAAACTTCGGTAAGTAGTATATTTACCGGGTTAACGTCTCAGGGAGATGGGAGATATTTTTGCTCGACTACAATAGCTGGTAATCAACAAGGAGTAATTACACTAGGAGGTGCAGGAGGTGCTACTATAGGAATAGGGCTTTCGACTGGAGATAGCCCAGGTTTTGCTTCTATTACTACTGCAGGTTTAACTTTAACAGGTGGTAATATTACCGTTGGTAGAGGTTCTTTATCTGCTAATAATATATCGGTAGTAACTAATTTGACAGCTAGTAGTATAGAGGGTACAACTCAACTATCTGCTGGTACGGGTGGTATAACTACCTCTGGTAATTTAAGTTCAGGTAGAAATATAGCAGCTACAGGATCAGCTTATATCGGGAGGGAACATATTATATCAGGAACTGGTTCTAGTATTTTAGGTGGATGTAAGAACAATTTAGGAACAAGTACATGTGCAACTATAGCAGGTGGTTGTTGTAATTCCGGAAGAGCTGGTTCTTTTATTGGAGGAGGAATATGTAATGTTGGTTGTGGAAGTTGTATTGTTATAGGGGGAGGGGAATGTAACAGCGTATCAGCTAACTTTAATGTTGTAGGCGGAGGAAGACAAAATGATGCTGCTGGAGATATGTCAGTTATAGCAGGTGGTTGTGATAATAACACTAATGCAACATGTGCTACGATAGGAGGAGGAGTTCAAAATAATATTAACTCCGGAGCTAACGGTTCTACTATAACAGGAGGTCAAAACAATACTGTTGGGGCTACTTTAGGTACTATTGCTGGTGGTAAGCAAAATAATGTTTGTGCAAATGCTAGTTTTATTGGCGGAGGATGCTGTAATACAATAAAATGTACTCATCCTAATTCTGCAATCGTTGGAGCTTCATACATGGATTCTGTAAGCTCTAACATGTTACATGCCTGTACGCTATATCTTATGGCTTCAGCTCTACCTACTTCAGATCCCGGGGTCGCGGGGGTAGTATATTTAAGTGGTGCTGGCGCAGCCGGATCTGCTTTAATGATAAGTAAGTAAGTTGCATTAATATGCTTTATTGATTAACTATATCAATGGGTACAGCTATTTTTAATATTGAAGGTGGTATAGGTAAACATGTAGCAGCTACAGCAGTAATTAGTGCATATAAAAACACCTATCCAGAGAAAAAAATTGTAGTGGTTTGCGCTTGGCCTGAAGTATTTTTAGGTAATGAAGATGTTGAAAGAGTATATCGATTAGGAGTTGTACCGTATTTTTATAGAGATTTTATTTATAATAAAAAGGATGTAGAGATATTTGCCCATGATCCATATAGAGAAACTTTTCATGTTACTAAGAAGAAGCATTTAATTGATACTTGGTGTAATTTAGTAGGTGTAAAAAGGAGTAAGGGTAAGCTTAATTTAAATTTTAATATAAGGGAAAGAGATGCTATAGATCCAGAATTAGCAAAAATTAAAAAAGCTAAGCCTCTATTAGTCTTTCAACCTTTTGGAGGTCCGGGTAAAAATCATCAACCACATCCTTACTCTTGGGTTAGAGATATACACCCAACTATAGCGCAAAATATTGTTAACGCGCTACATGAAAAATATATTATACTTCATGTTTGTTATGATTTTCATCCAAATTTACAAAACGTAGTAAGATTTGAAAAAACTGTAGCTAAGAAAGAGTTATTTAATTTATTGAGATACTCCGATAAGCGACTGCTTATAGATTCTTCCCTGCAGCATGCTGCAGCAGCAATGGAGCTACCTTCGACAGTAGTCTGGGTGGGTACTTCACCGAAGATCTTTGGTTACGATCAACATAGAAATATAACCCCTCCAAAAGAATATCCTAAAGGACACGTAGATAGTTATATATTTGATTATAATTTTACAGGGGTTATGCATGAGTGTCCTTATAATGATATAGGGAATTTACACAACGTTGAAGAAATACTTAAAGATTTTTAACTCTGCAGTACTGTTAATACGCTGCTAAGAGCGTCATAAGAAGAGGCCCAGCCTGCCTCGTTAGCTGTAATGAAAGTAAATTTACCAACTGCTGAAAGAGAACTACTTGGTAGGTAGACAGTTGCTATATTATCGTTACCTACGCTAAACTTTTGGTTATCTAATTTATATCCGCTTATTGTAGGGCTTACCGCTGATGTAATTTCTTGATAGTTAGAAAAGAAATCGCTGACGTTAGATGAAAGATACCAATTATTATTAAAATCAAATCTTTTACCATATAATAGATATGTATTGTCTCTACTACTTAAAGCGCCTGTATTACCTCTAAGAGGAAAAAGAGATCCTGTTGTAGAGTAATATAAATTAGTAAATTCTGGTATAGCAGATATAGCTGCTAGTTCTGAATAATTTGTAGGTACTGAGCTGTTATAGCTAGATAAAGCGGAATAACCTTGTTGTTCGTAAGTTAAAAATTCAACTGGTTCATCTAATGGATTAAAAAGTCTATTCCTTAAATCTACATTAATAAAATTATTATTTACCTCATATATGGTACCAACTGTATCTTTTTGCTCAGGAAATAGCCACCCTTTAATGGTAAAGGACGTATCAATTACAACCCTAAACTTATCAGAATAAGTTGTGTCTGTAGGAGTATTGTAGTTTAAATTACCAGACCATAGTACTTCTGATCTTATTTCTTGATCAAATTCAGCTCCAAAATCTTGAGGCACTTTCCAGGATAAAATTATATAAGGATTATTGTAGGGTGCGAAGTTAGAAACTATCTGATCTGCGTCAGCCATGTAACGAGTCATTATTGACATGTTAACTTCTAGGTTTACCGGAACAGGCATTAAGAACTTAGATGATTTTTCAGGAGCATCAGTTAAGCTTGCTGGTACAAATGTCGGTGTTAACTTGTTAAAGACTCTACTCTCGTCTCTTGTTACACTAGCTAGATTTACAGCAACTACCGGTAATGTTAAATTTTGCGCTCTATTAACTATATCATACATTACGCGTTGCTTAGGTGCAAATACATAACGTACTTCTACATTTTGTTTTGGGTTTCTGCTCCTATCGAAACGAGATATAACGGTATCGTCAAACGCTGCTATAAACTGCGTAAGTAGATCTTTAATTTCAAAATGAAAGGCTCTATTTTTCAATATATATATTTATTAGCAAAACCTATCTATAAAGTACTTCGGAAGCTTATGTTTATTTTTAATAATACTTTCTACTACCGCGGCATCTAAAATATATGTCGTGCAGTAATCTTTATGAGATCTTACACCCCTACCACAAGATTGTATAAGAGAACAAAGCATTTTATTCTCATACCATATAAAATCGTCTTTCATCATCTTTTCTATTCGCTTATCTTTGGTAGGTAAATAAGGAGCTTTAATAATAATTTGAAATCTAGCTAAATCATCCCTTAAATCAACGCCATAAGACATGGAAGGAGATATAAGAACAGTAGGCTCATTACTGTTAGTATGCTGATCAAGTATTTCTTCATTACGAATACCTGGCTCTCTAGCTAGAAATCTCCTACCGGAAAGTCTATCAGCTATATAACTTGTAATTGTTTTATTACGTGAATGTATTATACCTTTATCGTTTTTATGAAATTTGCATATCTCATCAATCTGCTTTACTATTTTCGGCAGATTTTTATCCATATTATAATAATTTAGTTTTACTTTAGTAGTACAGTATATAGGCGCTTTTTTAAAGTCAAAAGATGATTCAGCTTCAATATACTTAAATTTTTTAATACCTAACGTCTTACAGAAATTTGAAGGGTCAATAATAGTAGCTGACATTAATATAACTTTATCAGCATATTTAAATAGGTAATTAGAAAGTTTATCTACTTTAAGAGGCATAAATGTTATACCTTTTGCATCTTTATCATATACATATTCACTATCATGCCAAGTTTCAATAATTAACGAAAGCTTAGAATGTAAATTATTTAGACTTATAAGCTCTCTCTTCTTTTCTAAAATAAATTTTTGCTTTACTTTTGAAGTAGTAGTTATAACTTCCTTAAGCCAGTCAATTCTTTCTTTTAGATCTAAAGTTAAAATACTAATCCATTTTGCTACATTATTACCTTTTGTATAAAAAGGTCTAATTTCAATATCTACTTTCTTTAAAAAATCAAAACTAACATAACAAGAAAATTCCTTAACTAATTGATCTTCTAGTTCCGAAGCTTCATCACATATTAAATACTGTCTTTTCTTTAAGTGCTCAGGTAAAGAAAAGAACATATTATAATTAAGAGTATTAAACCTAGAAGTCAAAGCTACATTTCGTTGCTCATAATAAGGACATGTTTTATTACTCCAGCACTCTTCTCTTATTTTCGGTAGATGTAAACAGGGAGCTACTTCTACATTATAGTTTTCATCTACTGCGCATTGATAGTTTGATTTACCTTTTAATACTTCAATATCTTCAAATAAATCCTTGTACTGATCTTGTAAAGCTTTAGTAATTGTTAATGCTGTACAGCCGAAAGGGCTTTCTTCTAAACATTCTTCCTCGTAAGTATAGCCACCTCCTTGCGTACGTTTATAAGCTAAGTAACTAGTCACTGTTGATCTATATTCTTCGGAACATTGATCTGCAATATTACCAATAGTTTTAGATATAAACGACTTACCTGAACCGGTAGGAGCATTACAAACTACAAATTTATGACCATCTTCAAAAGCTTGATCTATATTCTTAAGGAGCTTTACCTGTTGAGGGTTAGGGTCATATCCTTCAGGAAAGCTATTTAGTAGACCGGCAATCACGCCTTATTATACTGTATGATTATCCTTAATCAAGAAGTATAAGAGATTGTCGTATAGTTTAGATTTTGAACTACTATCCATACACTTTACAAAGATAGCATTTTTATCGGGTATGAAAGCGCTGAGTTCATAGTTAAATACTATACTATCTTCTCTAGGTTCAATTCTAAATGGGTAAGGTAATTCAAGATTTTTTGTTTTTCCTTCATATTCAAGAGTTAAGAATACATTGTATTGTTTAATTTGAAAAAGTTTTAATTGACCACGCTTAAGCAACTTTTTATCTGTTCGTATCTCTACATTAGATAAGAGTAAAGGCTTAAGTGATTGTGTTACTTTTTCTAAATTAAAATTCATGATTTTAAAAATTCCAACTTTTGATCAGCTGACATTGGATATATACTTTCATTAAAATGGGTCCAAAATGTATCATTAGCTGGCCATTGTTCTATTAAATTAACTTGATCTGCACTTATAGTTCTAAATGATTGCATTAATATATCCCATACGATAATTAAATTCTTTTCAACTACGTTAGTTTGAGGAGGGTTCTTTGGAGGGGTATAGTTAAGAGTAATTCGCCCATTTGTAGAATTTAATAACGCTGTAGACTTTGTGCATAACATTCTACGTGTAGGAGGGAAGCCTGTCTTTGGTGATCTCCTTGCGAATCTTATATCTACTACATTATTAAGTAGTATAGAATTAAGAGCTGCTCTTTGAACTATCATCTTTGCGCTTACAGATACCAAACATTCTTTCTTCGTTCAAAAAGATTCCTTTTTTGACTTTCTTCTTACCGGAGACAGTAATATTTGAAATAGAAACCCCCATGTTATTAGGGAAGATAACAATATCACCTTCTTTAGCATATTTAGTTTCAGGACCAGCTAAGATTATTCTTCCTTTTCTCCACGCTTTAGTTAAAGCATTAGTTGGTACAACAATTCCATTTCTGATAACCTCGTCTCCTTCATCAGTTTCATCTACATACTCTACTAAAAGAATATCATCAAAAATAAAATCTAGATCATAATCTTCTAGACCAAAATCACCTCTATCTTTTTGAGTTAAATCAATAAGACTTTTTGTAGGTGCCAAATTATCTATACTTGCCATTGCCATAAATCTATTTACTTAATTATTATCTTTTATCCAATCTTCTAATTTTATCTTTGGTCTCCAGCCTAATAAATCTTTAGCTTTACTGTTATTAGCCTTTGTATCTTGAGCTTCACCTAATCTATCTTTAATAAATGTATACTCACCTCCAACTAATTTAGCTACATCTAGAATACTATAATTTTTTCCCGTACCTAAATTAATTAACTGACCGACAGGTTTTTTATTTTCTAAATTACTTGCAAGAATATTACCTTCAACTATATCATAAACATGTGTAAAGTCTCTAGTCTTTTCACCGTTTCCAACAATAGTAAGCTTTTCACCATCATTTTTCTGTCTAATAAATATACCTATGACTGGAGCGTATTGTCCTTTAATTGGGTGTCGCTCTCCATATACATTAAAGTATCTAAAAACAACTGTTTCTAAACCATATAAATCGTAATACATTTTACATAATTTTTCTCCAGCAACCTTAGTTACTGAGTATGGATTTAAACAGTCATCTGTCATACTTTCATCTAATGGAATAGTATTTTTTAATCCATAACCAGATGATGTTGAACTATAAATTACTCTTTTTACACCTGCTTCTTTTGAGCATTGTAAAACTGTGCAAGTTCCTACTGTATTTGTATTAGCCGCTAATATAGGGTTATTTAAAGTTGGTTGTATTCTTGATTCAGCTGCTAAATGAAAAACAACATCTACATCGTTGTATAACCTACGGGTATTTTCATAATCACAAATATCCAATTCATAATACTTAATATGCGTATGTTTTGCAAAATAGAATTTTTCGTTCGTTTCACTAGATAGATTATCTATTACAACTATTTCGTCATATAAATCTATTAGTCTATCAACTAAATTAGATCCTATAAATCCCGCTCCTCCTGTAACTAATGCTTTACTCATAATCTTTTATATATTGTTTAAGCTCTCTTACAGAAATATTTTTATTCTTTGCCATTAGTTGTAAACTATCTTCTTCTTCTTTTTCTTTTTTAATTTTTTTAATATAAGATATCTTCTGCCATTTTAAGCGTGGAATTAAATAATAATACATTCTGTAAGCTCTTTGCTTATCTTCAAAAATTGTACTAAACTTATTTAAAGTCTCATTAGTAAAAAGCGACATATTATCATTATAAAAAGATAACCATCTATTAAAAAGAAAAGGTACAAATGCTTGCTCACCTTCTGGATCTAAAAAACCAGCATTATCTTTTTTTGAATAAAATAATTTATTTTGTAATTGAAAAAAGTTCATAACTATATACACAATAGATCATCTCTATATATATCTTTTGATTTTAATGTTTCACCACCTTTATGAAACCATTTTTTAGGAAAAACTTTTAATTTATGTTTTCCAAAAAAGCTTCCCCACCATGAAAAGGTACTATTACATCCTACAAAATAATTACCTAGAGTCAAAATAAACATGTCTTCTATTTCATTTTTTGTTTCAATAATTATATTATTATTACCAAATTCAGTTCTTACTTGATCTTTATCATCAGTAACAAAAATATTTTTTAATTTTTTTTGCTCTTTGCTCTCTATAAAGTCATGAGCTTGTTTGTAATAGTCTTTCGAAATGTTCGAATAGGTTTTATTATTTTTATAATCCCCTCTTCTTATATGGTTAATTATAAACTCACCTTCCACGTTTTCAATTTTTTGCAGTATATCATACTTAACGGAATCAGGAAAGGTAAATAATTTTTTTACCTCTTCCTTATATTTTTCAAAATATTTTAAACTTTGAAAATAACCATTTAAAATTACATTATTTTGATATGGTATCTTATCATATGTAAAGTTAGGTTCATAGTATACGTTTTTAAAAGTTGCAGTAGTGCTATTAATTTTTTTAAATAAATTATCTTTATATCTAATAGGGTGAAAGAAACAAGGTGTACTATGTCTTTCGTAGTTAATGGCGAGAGGTGTATTAACTTCTCTAGCTAAAGCATATGCTGCAGCAATTTGAAATAGATTATTACCTAACCCACCGTATAGCTCTGGAATAATCACTATATTTTTTCATCCCAATATACTATCATCTCGTCAATCATATCTTCAAAAGAATATTTTGGCTCCCACCCTAACCTATTACGTAATTTAGAGCTATCACCTTTCAATACATCTAGCTCTTCAGGTCTAAAATATTTTTCATCAGTTTTAATATACTTTGATGGATCTAATTTTAATTTGTCAAAAGTATAGTTAACAAGATCACCTACAGTATGGGATATACCCGTTGCACATACATAGTCATCGGGTTTATTATCTTGTAATATTAACCACATAGCTTCAACATAATCTTTTGCATGCCCCCAATCTCTCGCTGCATCTAGGTTACCTAATCTAAGTTCATCTTTTTTACCTTTTTTAATTTGTACGGCTGTTTTTACTACTTTAGAGGTTACAAAGTTACTGCCCCTTCTTGGAGATTCATGATTAAACAAAATACCATTAGAAATATGCATATTGTAAGACTTTCTATAGTTTCTGCATATATTATAAGAAAAGACTTTTGAACACCCGTAAGGTGAAACCGGGCTCATTGGAGTAGTTTCTCGTTGAAAGCCATCTTCATCAATATTATTACCAAACATTTCTGAGGAAGATGCTTGATAAATTTTGATAGAGGGATCATATATTCTTGTAGCTTCTAATAAATTTAAAGTACCAACACCGGTTGTTAGAGCTGTATATACTGGTTGATCAAAACTAATTCTTACATGTGATTGCGCTGCGAGGTTGTATATTTCATGAGGACGTGATATATGAATAGCAGATAGTAAAGAAGAGAGATCGCTAAGATCAGCATAAATTAAATTATCTACTACTTTAGGAAAAATCTTGTCTAACCTTGCAGTTTGGTTTTCTGAAACTGAATTACGTTTAACAGTCCCGTAAACTTGATATCCTTTCTCAAGTAAAAATTCTGCTAAGTAAGATCCGTCTTGTCCGTTAATACCTGTTATAAGAGCTCTTTTCATAAAATAATTTTAGTAGTTGCTATCCATTGATCTTTAACTTCGAGATTAAACGCAGTGACAACAGCATCCATAACTTGATTAACTTGCTGATCAGTTAAAGAACTAGAATAAGCAAACCCAGGAGCCTTTTTACCAGCTTTAATATTAATACCCGTGTGACCTAGCGCTACATTATCTTTACTATAAGTAATTGATACGCTTACTTTGCCTTGTTCGTATTTTTTATCATCGCTTCCAATAAATGTATCATTTACCATAATATCATCTCCATTCATAGAAATGCCTTTATTGATCGCTTGACCAATCATAGATGCAATCGTTGTGTTAAATAATCGTTGAAAAGCAACAGCACCCAAAGGACACATATTAGGTATTTCCCAGCAAAAGTTAATTGCATCGTCAGAATGAATAAAGTCTTTAGCTAGAGTATCTTCCAAGTCAATGAGATTATCGCTAACATACATAGGAGCTCTAAAAGCCACTATATTACCGAAGGGTGATACTTCCTTTCGAAAGAACTTATAAGCAAAGCGCTCATGAATTAAGTCTCCATTATAAACTTGTTGATCAATAATCATATATATATATTATATTAATAATTTAGGAATTCAATATTTTTTGTAGGTTTAATTCTTCGAAATAATCCTCCAGATAATAATCCATATGTTTAAACTCTTTTTTAAGATTTATATCCTCGGGGTGAATGAAATTAATACTGTATTCTAGCTCCTTACTGTAAGCTTCTAGCATTTCTGGTGTTACTTGCTGAATAGGTATACAACCTAGTTCTAAAGCTTCATAAAATCTTAAATTTATAAAATCCCCGCAACCTAATGGGTTAAGAACATATTTATAACTTGATAAAATTTCAAGGTACTCTTGATAGGTAAGTTTTCTATTAGTTACTTTAATTTCAAGAGGAATTTTAGTTGACCTACTGCTTATATAATTTAAAATTTGCTGTCTTCTAGAATACTGCGGTCCTTCTGCTTGCCCTAAAAATACTATACTATTTTTCTTTTCTTTATTTTCTACTTTTAATTTTTGACTCTTAGATAAGAGACCATGCTTATTTAGAATAGCGCCTTTTATTTTACGGTCTTCGAGATCGCCAAATAATTGTGTCAGGTTGTTAATAGTTTCTACTTTTCTTTGATGATCTGCGTTCCAAGGAAATTGACTACTAAATATTTTTTCAATATTAAAGAGTAAGACCTTCAAGTTCAGTTCATTTAGTGTGTTAATAAATTCATCATCTTTCCATACATTTACATGGGGTATAAAATGTTCGTCTACTATAATAAGTAAGTCTATTTCATGT